AAATTTAATAGTGAGCATGCTATGGATAATGGCGATGATTATACGTGGGTTCCTGCGAGAGAAATTGATGTTAAAAAAAAAAATATTAAAGATAAAATTTCACAAATGGGGGGCACGGGATTTATGTGGAATGATGGTTCACAGACATTATATTCTGACGGAATAATTCAAGACCATTGGAATTCTGCTATGAAGACACCGGCGGTTAATAATATGAATACACGGTGTAAAATAAACTTAAAACCAGTTATTAACCCTATACTAAAATCAGAATTACAAAAACAAAAGAATTGTGAATACGATACTAACCCACCTAAATGTACAACATATGTTGATTGTGAAAACTATATGAAAACTAATTGTGAAAATAAAATAATAACGGACTATAAATATAGTTGTTTAGAAAATAAGAAAAAACCTGGTACTAGAATATGTAAAATTGAGAATCGTTAATAAATTTGATATAATATATAAATATATAAATATATAAATATATAAATATGATGGATTCCCAAATAGGCGAGGCGAGCGGTGTTTGTAGTAAAAACGGACATGATAAGACTAAATGTGGAAAAAAACTTCCCGTAACATATAAGAGCAAGGATATTATTATACAACATCCAAAATTTAGATTCAGAAAAAAAATTGCGGCATTTGACTTTGATCATACATTAGTAAAACCAAAATCTCGTTCAACTTTTTCTAAAAGTGCCGATGATTGGGTATGGTTACGGCGATGTGTAAAAGATATTGTCGTGAAATATTATAAACGCGGTTACGCCATTGTAATATTTACTAATCAAAGTAAGGCATATAAATGTTCGCAGATTAAATTAGTATTGGATACTCTTGGGGTGCCGTATAAAGCATATATTATATATACGAAATCTTTGAAAAAACCTAATCCTCACTACTTTAATGAATATGTCGCACATAAAACATTTGATAAGGTTCACTCATTTTATGCGGGAGATGCTCTTGGGCGCCCAGGTGATTGGAGTGATAGTGATAAGGTTTTTGCGGTAAATTGCGAACTAAAATATATAGAACCGGAGGAGATATTTCCTTTTTCAATAATCCCGCCAGTTAAACTAAAAACGATAAAGACACAGGAGTTAGTATTAATGGTTGGTTACCCTGGTAGCGGCAAATCTACATATGTAGCAGAGCATTTTACTGAACCGAACTATACTATAATTTCAGGCGACACCTATAAATCAGTTCAATATAAAATAGTAAAGGCAATTAAGTCAGAGTTAGGCAAAGGTCAATCTGTTGTATTAGACGCCACAAATTCAAGTGTGAAAAAAAGAGCTATCTTTCTTAAAATAGCAAAGGATTTAAGTCTATATACAAGAGTAATTCACGTAAGTGCTACAATTGAACAATCGTTATTTCAAAATCAAAAAAGGGCGAAACCCGTTCCCAAAATGGCGATGTGGATCTATCGTAAATATTATGAAAGACCTACGAAAGCAGAGGGTATAGATGATATAATAACCGTATAAGTGTAAATATGTATAATTACCATAAAATAATAAAAGAATTTTTCTTATTATGTTATAATTAACGCTTATGCGGATACTGGTTTCTTGACGACAACGCGACTGATCAGTCCATTGATGTTCATGAAGGAGTAAAGTTTGCCCTTCTCAAGAGTGAATAACTTCTCAAGAGTGGAATCGGGTTTCCAGTTCTTCCGGTTATCAGCAATCTGGAGGTCTTTCTGCTTGACGTATGCCGCAACAGCACGCATCATGACCTGGCGAGTCCAACCACCATCAGCATGCTCTGCCTCTCCCATCTTCTTGAGGAATCGCTGCATTGATTTCATAACCTTAACTGGCTTCTGGACTACCTTTCTCTTTGGTTTCTGGACCTTACTAAGTCGCTTATGCTCTTTAATTACCTCCTTCTCTAATTTTTTAAGTTGACGATGAAGATCGCGCGTTGATCGTTGCTGCTGGTCAACAGTCGCAAGTAATTCAGATAACATCTCTGTTACGGAAGATGTGAGGGTAGTGGTTTCGGTTGAAACTTCTACAGTTGTGACGGTTGATGCGTTTACTACAGATTCGGATTGGGTGCTCATTTTATAATTATATTAATAAGGGTTATGTTTAAGTTATTTTAATTACTTACAATTATCCTTAAAATACTAAATTTTATAATTAAAGAGTTTATTATAATTTTAATATCAAATTTATTTATAAGTACTTAAAGAAATTTATATATAAGAATATTATATAATGTCAAATGACAATGCTAAACATTTAAGTAGTTCTGAACTTGATACTAAGATTAATGGTATATTAACAAATTTAAAAATTTTAGCTAAAATAAAAACCGATAACAAACTATCCTTTATTGATGATAGGTTTGTAATTGATGAATGGAATTATGCCCAACCTTTAAGAAGATGGTGGACACAAGAGTCGCGACAACATACCGTAAATATGTTAGATAATTTTGTAACGAATCTTTTTCGCTTAATTGATACCATATATGATAACGAGTTGTCCGGATCAAATAATACAAACAACGATATTACAAATAGCTATTATATTACAGGTTCATCAAATACATTCAAATCAGAAAATTCTACAATATTATTAACATTTGTAAATGAAATAAAAAACGCTATAATTGGTTTAAATAACCTGAAACAAACTTATAAATCGGATATTTCCATTGTTTCCTCATTAGAAATGATAATAGAGAAACTTAATGTAAGAGCAAAGAAAGTAACAAATATTTTAACAATCAATAGTAAATAAATTTGATATTAAAAATATATTAATATTTAATATTAAATAACATGAAAGCGGCTTTTAAAAATAACCCTAATACGCGGGCTAAATCTAGAATCCTTTATGATATTAAAAATATTGAGAAAAATCAAGAAAACTTAAATAAACAAGAGGGGTTGTATTTCAAATTTAATGTAAGCAGTGTGACGTTTTCAACAAAATATAGTATGCTTATAATTGGTCCAGATGACTCACCATATGTAGGGGGGTTTTACTTGTTTGAGAGTCAATTTCCCGATCAATACCCGTTTCTTCCAATGAAAATAAAATCAATAACTCAAGGAGGTAACATTCGTAAACATCCAAACCTGTATAGGTGCGGTAAATGTTGTTTCTCATTTTTGGGAACTTGGACAGGTCCTCCTTGGACCGCTTGCCAAAATCCTACAACAGTCGGAATTTCAATGAGGTCCGTTCTTACTAATAATCCTATTAATAATGAACCTGGTTGGGAAAAGAAAAATGATACCGTGACAAAATTATACGAAACTCTAATTAGGTATTTTAATATTAAATACGGGGTTATTGAAATTTTAAAAGGTATTACCAGAGGGGTAAATAAATATTCACCGTTTAAGGCAGCAATAATTGACGTTTTTAAACGAAAATATACAACTTATAAAAACGAAATTAAAAAATTAAATCATTTAAATAAAACCGATGTTAAAAGTCCTGTATATTCATTTAACGTATATATAGACTGTGATCTTATGAATAAAGATTTGGATACTATATACCACGATTTAAATGGCACAATTATGCCGGCGAAAGTTGTATCTAAAATAAAACGAAAGTCTCCAGTAAAACCAGCTTCTGCCTATGAGGAAGGAGTAATAATGGATGGGATAGACGGTCGCTCTTGGAAAGTTAAAGTATATCCAAATGGCGCAAAGCGATGGGTCTTAAATAAATAAATTTGATAATATAAATCTTTTCCTAAAATAAAGATATCTCATCTTATATTAATAATGAATTTTTGCGAACATTGTAATTTTATGTTATATAAAAAAATATCTGGGGTGGATTCCGATAAAGAGAGTATTCCAGAAGACAGCACTATATGTGATTTAATTGAATATTGTAAAAACTGTGGATATGAAAAACAAATAACAGACGACAGTATATCTGTTTATAGTCGTAATTATAAAAGTAGTTTTGTTATAGACAATATTCTAAAAAATAAGTATATTGTATATGATAATACTTTACCGAGATTATCTATAGACTGTAAAAATACTGATTGTGTCACCCATGGAAAGTTTAATTATTTAAATAAAACCAATAGTTTTATTGTTAATAATATTCCCGAAAATATAGACGAGAGTGATATTCGTGATATGCTATATCAGTTTCCTTATCAAGAGAGTTTTCAGGAAGTGTTACCCGAAATTAAAACTTATGTGAAAACTTTTAATAATTTAAGAATGCATTATAAGCGTATTCGGTTGTCAGAAGTAGTTATTTATTATACAAATGCGCAAGATGAAGCACTTGATACCAGTGAAAATCTTGAACTATTAGAAACAATAAGCAGTGCCCTTAAAGATTATTTAGAAAATTTATCACTTGAAGATAAATTTCTACAAAAAGAAAAAATGTTCGTAGAAGAATATAAAAGTATAGAAAGAGAGGTGATTTATGTTAAATATGACCCCGAAAATATGAAATACTTATATATTTGTGTTAATTGCGGAACAAGTTGGTAAATGTAATAATTTGATTTTTTTATTATTTAAAAATATAAGATTATTATAATATAGAATGGTTGACAAATTAGATATACTAAGTGACAGTGAAGATGAAATGGATAAAGACGTGAAAATAAAAGAGGTGTTAATCGAAGAACAACAAATATTGGATGCGGAGGGTGATGATATTGAATATGATATTGTGGACGAACCAGAAGAAGAAGATACTGAAGATACCGAAGATACTGAAAATTCTGAAAGTATGGACGAATACATAGATGATGTGGATGACGATTTAGAAATAACCGAAAGTGTATTAAATTCTAATGATATTGTGTCTGTCCACGAAACCTATAGTGACTATTATACTTCTACCAAAATAACTTCACCTTTTCTAACTAAATTCGAACGGGCCAAAGTTATAGGGATCCGCGCGCAGATGCTGGCGAGCGGCGCCGAACCAATGATAAGTCCTCCATTCCCCGAAGAATGTTATGATATCGCTGTTATGGAATTAAAGGCAAAAAAAATTCCTTTAATTATACGGAGGTATTTACCTAATAAAAAATTTGAGGATTGGCGACTAGAAGACCTAATTATTAAAAATGTTTAACATCTCCATCTCTTACCACAATTCAGACACGTCACAAAGGTAGTCATCGGTTCATCTGCTGACCGCGTTTGCATCTGATAATACGAACACTCTTTCTTATAGCATCTGCCACAAGTATAAGCGTCTGTTGCCATTTCCTTATTAACTTCATATAAGAATCTGTCCCTTTTATTTTTATTGTCCAACATTTCCTTCCATCTTTCGGGGAACATTTGTGTATGTCCCATATCAAATCCAAATGAATAGGCGCTGAATTCATTTTCAATTAACCTCGTAAATAATCTTTTATTGCCAATATAAGAGTCACTATTTAAATTACTATAAATTCCGATAGAATTATTCTTATATAAATTAATAAATACTGTATTATCCCAATTTTTTAGAATATGTTCCTCATTAGACATATTTATAGTTCTGTTGTATATTCCCTTCTCTATAAGTTTGGCAATATTTTTTAATTGTTTAACAGGAACTCTTTTTGGTTTTTTAAATTTCTTATTTTCATCTTTAAGCAATTTAATAAATGTATTATAAACAACCTTTCTGGGTTCAAGTGTCATTACTAATTAATTGTTATTTTTCTTTAAATTATTAAAAAAACTTATCAAATTTATATGATTTGACTAATTATTTTATAAATTTTAAGTATATTGGTTTTTTCACCATTAATATTTATTTTACATGAGTAATTTAATTCTATGATTGTGCTCAGGGTGTTATAGATTTCTTGAGGAATTAGTTCCTTTTCTGATTTATGCGTATATGTTTCGTAGAATATTTTCCAAGTAATAGGGTTTGTGCTAGAAACACTATGTTTTATATTTCTTAAAATTTTATTACATTTTTTTACCAGAACCATATAATTATGATTATTACCACTATTATTAATGTGTTTTACCTCAATATCCTTAACTTTAACTTTCCAATTATCTTTCATATATTTTCGTATAAGATACTTAAATTTTACGTCGTCTAAACTATTTAATACAATTGTAAAAACTTTATGATTTTTTAATAAGATGCGGGTTCCTATTAGATATTTTTTGTTTAAAATTTTAGAATCAGGTCGTCTGTATACTTTAATAGGATTCGCAATTACAAAATTTATATAATGTTTATTATCGGGAATTATAAAATTTAATTTAATTTTACAGGAGATCATAATTGGTTAATGAATAATATATTATTTTTTATTTGAATCAAATTAATTATATTTACATAATAACTTCTGATATAGTTGTTCTATTTTTAGGATAAAGAGTCATATAATGACCATGGCCATAATATTCTCTCCATATCAAATATATAGGAAATCTGGTGCCTATATATTTATTACCAACAATAATAGATGTTTTTAATCTGACATTTTTTTCGGGTTTATTGTTAATAATTTTACCATTAATAATTTTTTTGTACCGCTTGCTCCAAGTTTGAGTATTAAATACTATTATAGGACATTTGATAATTTCCGATATTACAAATAATTCCAAACTACTCCCCCATCGATCTACAACAAAATCTTCGCCGTCATCATACTCTTTAAAGGCACATAAACTATAATAATCCAAATACTCTTTATATGTAATATTGTGTATAAAAGGTACAGCGTCCCTTATTGTCATATCGCCCATAAAGGGTAACGTTTTAGTTGGATGCTCCTTGGCATAATTATAAATAATTTGTTGTAAATATTCTGCTAACTCTGTTTGAAATAAGTTTTCCTCATTAATATTTTCTAATTTATCAATATCCCCCCAATTCTTAAAGGTTTTTATAATTTCAATATCGTCAGTATTATTAGATTGGGCAAAGTAAATATAATTTGCTAATGCTCTATAAAAACAGGCGTTATCTCCAATAACATCCTGTATAGAAAATAAATTTGGCGAAACAGTATTTTTTATAAAGTGTGCCTCCATTTGCTAAATAATATAAAAATATTATTAAATCAATTTAATTATTAATTGTATACTATATATCATATAACCACCTTTAGTAACTAATAGTATTTAAATATTTATTAAGTAATATTTGTGAAAATTTGAAATATAAAAACAAATCCATATTAAAGTAAAGATGGAATTTTTATATTCAAGACAGATAGGAGTTTTAGGAAAACATGCGATGAAGCATATATCTAATTTAAATGTTGTCATTATGGGATGTGATACTATCGGAGTAGAAACTGCTAAATCATTGGCTTTAATGGGTATAAAATCCATGTATTTGTTCGATAATACTAAATATTCACAAGAACATTATGGGAGACTTTTAAATAAAGGTGGTGAAACTTCTAAATTAAGTATATTATGTAAACAATTTATTGATAGTCTACAAACGAGTTGCGTTACGCAGGTTATCACTACTACTAATAGTATTAAAACATTTCTAAAAAAACAGACTGTTGAATGTGTAGTTATGTGTGATAGCAACTATGATATAGTTGGTATTGAAAAACTTTGTATGAAATATAAAAAGCCCTTTATTTTCGGGTGTAATAATGAACTTTTAGGGTATGTCTTCTCTAATTTTGGTAATTGGGATATTTATGATAATAATGGTGAAATATGCTTTAAACAACATATTACTAAAAGTATAATCAATAAAGATTTTATAGAATTACTGTTTGAATCAAACGAAATGCCTATTTCAAAAAATTTTACTCTGTCTACACAAACAGCAACATATGAAGGGGTAGTAGATTCATATAAGGTAGTTACTAATGGGGTTAAAAAAAATTTAGTTGCTAAAATAGCAGCGAATAAAGACTTAATAGAATTTTTAAATAACTGTAATGTATTATTTACGGAAACAAAAAAACTCATACAGGTAAAGCACACTAATTTCAAAAAACATATATCTAAACTTAATTACCAGTACATTGATACTGATATTAGTTTCAATCGAAATGATGAGTTATATACTAATTATACAAAATACTTGCTAACAAAAAAAACATCTTATTATTCTTCAGAGTTCACGGATAAAAAACATCTGCGTTTTTATGTAATAGGGACTATTATTGGAGGTATTTTATCACAAGAAGTAATCAAAACATGCCATAAATATACTCCTATAGACCAGGATCTTATATTTAATTTTAGAAAATTATATGGTAAAAACTTTTATAAAAGTATGAATAAATATACGGATGTATGTGGCCTCTTAGATAAGGAGGTATTTCAAAAAATTAAAAAAATTAACGCTTTTATGATAGGCTGTGGGGCACTTGGTTGTGAAATATCTAAAAATTTAGGTATGTTAGGGTTTTGCCAATTAAAGAAAGCGCAATTTACTATGACTGACATGGATACGATAGAACTTTCCAATTTAACACGTCAATTCTTATTTCAACCTAATAATATAGGTAAGAATAAATCCTATATAGTGAAAAGTAAGTTAAATAAATATTGCCCGGATATGAATACCACCAGTTATACCCAACGTGTTGGAAAAGATAATGCTAAAATATTTAATAGTAATTTCTGGGAAAACAAGGATATTGTTATAAACGCCCTTGATAATATTGAGGCGCGGCAGTATGTAGATAATAGATGTATAATATTTAAAAAACCATTGTTTGAGTCAGGCACATTAGGTGTAAAAGGTAATGTTCAAGTCATTATACCAAACAAAACCGCAACCTATTCAGAAATTACTGATCCGCCTGAAAAAAATATACCTATGTGTACAATTAGAAATTTTCCAAATAATATTGAACATTGCGTTGAATGGGGGGTAAATATATTTAGTAAAGTTTTTAACGATGGTTTATCAGATTTAAATAAGTTCAAACATAATAGGACTGGTTTAATAGATGAAATAAATAAGCTTGACGCTGATACAAATAAAACAGAACGCTATACAACACTATATTATTTAATTAATTATTTTAATACTAAATCTACTTCAGCACTTATGAAATTAGGAAATCATATATATAATTATTATTATTACAATGTTATTACTGACTTATTACAAACTCATGATGAAAATAGTTTCTGGACTGGTAATAAACTTAAACCTAAAGTAATTCCACATAAAAAAATTTTAAATAAGAAGTATTACTTATCTATATTAGAGTTAATAGATAATGAAAATCATAATATAAAAAAACTTCTGTTCAGAATAACAAAGAAAACTACCATGACTAGGCGTATAGATTCATTAAATGGTATAAATCTTAAGAAAATATCCTTACCAGAATCTATTAATTACGATAAAGATCTTATAAATCATTTAGATATTATGACTAATCTCGTAAATATACGAGCGAGGTGTTATAATATTAAAGAAAGTGACAACGTCAATATTCAGTTGCTATCAGGTAAAATTATCCCAGCTCTTTCTACTACTACATCTATTATTTCGGGTTTTGCGGTATTGGATATAATTAAATATTTAGCAGGAGATACTGCTTTCTCTGAAACAAATATAAATATTGGTATAAATCAATATACTAGATATAAAGCTTTTAATCCAAAAGTAACGCATAATAATATGTTTAGTAATGACTACGGTATAAAAATTAAAACAATCCCTCGGCATTTTAATACTTGGGATAGAATTGCTATAAATGGTAAAAAAAATATGATTCAGACAAATATAGAATTAGTAGAATACTTAAAAGATACTTATGAATTAGAAAATATAGATATGCTCGTTAGTGATACATTTGTTATATATTCGCAGCAAGTAAATAAAGAAATAAAATTAAAAAAACTTTATAATTTTATAAGTAAAGACAAAAATTATAAAATAGGTGTAAAAGAACCTGTTTTAATTGATATGATTTGTTTTGATGTTGATTATATTCCAATTTTAACCCCCCCTATTTTATTCAGATTAATGTAAAATATAAAAAAAATATTATTTTTTTATTACATATGAAACTATTTATAATAACTATTATAGTTCTAATTATTCTAATACTATATCTGGTCTATTTACTTTATTATAAATTTACAAATGATACGATTAATAGCATTGATGTAACTACAAAATTAGATGAAATAAATAAATTAGATAATATTTCTATTATAGAAAATGTTAATAATATTATATTAACTTTAAAATATAAAAAATCTACATTTAATATAGAGTTGGAATTATTTGATGATAAATTACCAATTACATGTAAAAATTTTAGACATATAGCATTCACTGGTATAAAAAATAAAACGTATAAAAATACTAAATTTTATAAAATACTTGATAATGGTAGTTTAGAGGGTGGTGATATTTTAAATAATGATGGCACTGGTATAATATCTCTTTATGGTAAATATTTTATAGACGAGTCATTTAAATATAATCATCGTGTGCCGGGACTTCTTTCACTTGTTAGCGAGGGAACTAATAAAAATACTTCTAAATTTATGATTACGACAAAATGTTGTCCATCTTTGGATGGAAAGCAGGTTGTTTTTGGTAGAGTAGTAAGCGGGTTATATCATTTATTTGATTTAGTAAAAAATCGTGATGCCAATAGCAATCCCATTAATGATATTGAGATAATTGATATAGCTTAATCCAGTTTGTCTATTATATGTAATGTATTATTAATAAATTTACTAAATTCCGGATCATTATTGTACGTCATCATCAAATGTAATAAACCCTTTTTAGATTCTTGGCAAGTAGATATTAACAACTTCCGCCGTTTTTTATTACCCTTTTTTATTTTATTACGTCTATGTTTGCTGCCGATATTTTTATTTACAATAGATGTTATTAAAATAATAATGTTGGATATTTCTTCATATAATTCAGTAATAAATTTTTTACAATCTTCTCTATTATAATTATTCCACCACCTAGTAATAGCCCGTGTTGACGAATAAGGGTGACGGCACAATTTAAAATCTTCTACATATAATTTGTCATTTGTATCGATAGATGCTATAATATTTAAATTTACTAATACTGAATCGTATTTATTAAGAATATCATCGCTTTGGTGAATTTGTTTTTCCATCTATATATATATATTAGATTATTAATTTTTCTTATAATAAAAATTTCGGAGTAATAAGTTGTAATCCTTTTGTAATTTAAATAATTTATTTTCTATCATTGGTAGTAATCTCTGAGGATATTTTAAATTAAACGCCGCCGGATCAAGTTTATTATTAGTTTCAATAAGACCTATCATAACTATAGAAAATTTCATATAATATATTAGTAATTTCCCTAATTTGGTATTGGGTTCCGCGATATATATATAGTCTATTATTAATTTATTGATTTCTTTGTAATTTTCTAATAATTGAATTTTAAAATATTTATATAAACTGTCTTCATACTTATTAGAAATATTTGTTTTATTTGTTAATACTATATGTTTTAAGCACATACTTTTATCAGAATTTTTATATATTGGTTTATTACATCTAACTTGATTTTTTATATAAACACATTTGAGGTGATCGATAAAAACCTCATCTTCACTTTCAGAATCTGTTGAATTTTCCGCCTCGCCCGTATGAACATGTTCATAAAACCTTACCCATATATTATAATTTTTTATCAATCGTATATAAATTGGCCAATAAAATTTTTGTAATTTAAGTGATATTTTTTCTAAATGAAGTTTATTGTTCATAAGCAAGGTTTCCCTTTTCCTATTTCGACACCTATCCCATAAAATTTTTACTATAAGTAATGAAGGACTTATTATCAGTGTTAAAATTAAGTTGATCCATAAATTTAATCCTTCACAACTATCATAAAATTCACTCATTAGAATTAATAATAAAATTATCTTTATTTTATTATTATTTTAATTTTTACATATTCGAGGGTTCCTCTTTCTGTGGACGACGGTCGTGTTGACCTCCACGAGAAGAGTTGCGCTCTCTACGCTCTGCCATACTGATAGCAGTTGTCTCGCATAGGAGAAGACCAGCGCCAATACCCGTTACATTCGTCGCAGTGGACTTACCGCGATCATCAACTTTTACACTGTATTCGACATATTCGCCCGTCGTGAGAGATCTGTATACATTTTCCGAAGTTTGTAATTCAGAATGATGTACAAAGATATCGTCATTTGACGCAATATCCGTAATAAATCCATATCCAGATTTCGGGTTAAACCATTTTACGCATGCTGTAAGAGTGTCTGTCATTTTATAATTTATAATATTGCGATAACTTTAAATTATAATTTTATTTGTTATATTAATGAACAAGGTAGCATTTAAAGCGGTCGCAATGCTGATATTAGCACTTATTATAATAATAACACTGTTTCATTTTTATAAATATATTAATAAAACCACAAAATATGAAATTATTCAGCAGTATTTAGATAATGTTAATGGTAATGATTTATATATGAGTACAAACCCTTTAGTAATAACATTTATAGAGGATAATACGCTAAAACATAATATAGATTCCTATTCATTAAAAACCGCCCTTACAATCAAAGAAAACTATATAAGTATAAACCCTGAAACTGTAAATTATATGTCCCATAATAATGAAATCTGTCTTATTCGCCCGCACCAAAATACCACAATCACCTTAATTAATCCTAAATTTAACCATTTTTTTACAAAATTAAAATTTGGTGAATATTTTAAATATCATAAGCTCCCTGAAGAAAATTATCCACACGTTAAATCAATAGATATTGTATTGCATAAACATAATATTTATTGTGTTCCTCGATTCTGGTTATTTAAATTTAATGATAGTCAAAAGGCTGACATTTATTTAAGTCACAATATTTTTACAATACTTTTCTCATATTTAATATAAATTTTGTATACTATGTAATTTAATTAAAACTATTATAAAATATATATGATAGATGACACGGGGTAGGATCAAGTTAAAATATAAGGGTCGATCGGATATACAATTAACGGGGAATCCCAAAATATGTTTTTGGAAATATGTTTATAAACAACATACTAATTTTGCTAAACAATCTAACCAAATAGATTACGAAGATACGAGTTATATGGAAAATGATTGTAGTTCTTTGTTTAAATTCAGAATATTAAGAAATGCCGAACTTGTTAAATTTATTAGTCTCAAGTTAAAATTACCAAATATTTATTCCCACGACGGTCATATGGGCGAATTCTCGTGGATAAAAGATATAGGGGCTAATATTATTGAATACGCGCGATTATATTACGACGATATCTTAATTGAGGAAATAGATGGTGATTTTTTAATAACTCATAGGGATATGTTATTAGATAGTGACAAAATATCCAATTTTGATAAATTAATTGGAAATGTTCCAGAACTTAACAATCCTTATCATAATAATGTTTATCCGTCGCATACTATGAATATGGGTAATATGGATGATAGTAAATTTTATATTAGACGAGACTATAATACTAACTCATCTATTAAAGAATATTTATTAAATATCCCTCTATTATTCTGTTTTTTTAGGGAAAAATCATTTATTCCGCTGGTATCTAATAAATTACGTGAGGTTTTTGTTGAAATAAAATTAAGACCATTAAAAGAACTATACACAATTATTAAAAATACAGATATAACATTAAATAGTCCTATAAAACCTTCGCGATTATTTTTATTAGATGATACAAACTATAATAAATATACCTCCTCAATGATTTTAAACGAGTTTCCTTATGGACATAACCAACCAAGTGATCAAACATTACCTAGATGGATACACCTAGGTAAAGACGACCAAATAATTGAACATGCTACTCACACTGATATTAATACCCGTGGATTCTCAATTGCTATTAATGCTTCTGGTAATCGTGTAGCGGTTGGAATTCCGGGAATGGGACATCCTAAAGTAATTCACAATATAGCCTCTGTCAAAGTATATGAATTACAGGGTGGCGTGTGGAAAATATTAGGCGAACCAATATTAAATCAAGACCTTTCGGGTATTTCAACTAACGTAAAATATATAGTTTCTTTAAATAAAGTAGGAAACCGCGTAGCCGTTGGAATACCAGAAAATAGTAATTGTAAGGGGAAAGTTAATGTATATGAATTTGATTCTGTGCGAAATTCGTGGAAACCATTATTTGTTGGCGGCAGTACAGAGGGAACAGTAGCAGTAGGAGCGAGTGATGATGATGAACTGGGATATTCTGTTTCATTAAATCACCTGGGTAATAAAATAGCCTTAGGTAGTCCGGGATGGTTAAATGACACTGGGGCGGTCGCTATTTATGAATACAGTCCACCGACAGACTTTAGTTGGTCTGAAAAGTTCTCAATTGACGGCGCGGAGAATGAATTTGCGGGTCAATCAATATCATTTAATTCAACCGGGGACAGGGTGGCGATAGGGATTCCTGGAAATGTTCATGTATCAGGGAAAGTAAATATATACTCGTATAGCAGCAGTGGTTGGGAAATATTAGGAACATCAATCATTGGTGACCATGTTAG